AGCCTCTTCTAAATCTAAAATGTCCATACACAATTGTAATTGTGGCATGTAATGTTCTGGTACACTGTCATCTATTGCTCGCATCATCGGGCACTTTATTTCGACTAACTTACCTGATTCACTTACACCATCCGGACTCCCACCTAAAAATGAATAATTTGGATGAGGACACAAACCTAATTCATGAACAACTTCATTATGTCTTTGTTCATAAAGTATACGTGCCTCGTCTTCATATTTTTCACCATGTCTCGTTGCTTCATTACCTGTAAATACAGGACCTTTACCGCATTTTTTTAAAAGAAGTTGGTGAGGTGTTTCATATTTATTAACACCTATAGCCGATGCAGCATCACTCGCTGTGAGCATACCCATTCTAAGATCTAACCATTCCTGTGATTTCTGAGGCGCATACTCGAAGTCTAACCATTTTTGTACATTTGGGTGCATGTTACTAACTTAATTACTCCGATATCGTTTAAGCCCTTTCTTCATTACGCGCAACACGTAATCGTTCGCGCAAAACACGTACTGTACCGATACACGCAATATTTTTACTCACACATTCGTCGATAAGGTCTTGTTTTTTCATATGTGATAATTTTGGTATATTTACAGTTTCATTTTTTTCATAAACCCCCATTCGAGAAGTTAAAGTTCTTTTTACAATAACTGTTTCTTCGTCCGAAGAATATTGCACTTCCGAATCGTCATCTTTCAATTTCTTACACGTTGGTAATGATGGTGGCGAATCATTTAAACGATCGACCCAAAAAAGCAATTTTATACCAACAACTATACCTATTAAACCACCTGCAATACATAAACACGGTTTTAACATTTTATAGGTAATATTAACCCTTATTTTTTAAGTATAATTAAAGTTGTGAAGAAGGTGGAAGAGGAGTTGGAGGAGGAGGAGGTGGTAAACATTCTGGTCTTTTTGGTCTAACTGGTGCAGGACCCGGTGGGGGTGGAGGTGGATAAAAAAACCTTTTTGCGGCGTTCTGTTCAGCTTGTTTTTTATTTTTTGCGTGACCTCTGCCTAAAAACATATTGTTTACATATGCATCTATATAAAAAGTACCATTTTCGTGTGAAACAACTCTATATTCTGGTAAATTAAAATTGTTTGTTTGACAATACCTCATGAGATGATCTTTAAAGTTATCGTCTACCATTATAGAATTTAAATCTATAAACTCGGGATTCGTGTATATATTTAATATAAACTGTTTTGCGTGAAGTAAACCAAGATCGAGATATATAGCACCCACTATTGATTCGAACACGTCTTCCAGAATTTTTGGATTTTTATTCCATTGATTACGCATACCCTTTTCGTCCATTTGGACCCATTTGTAAAGTTCAAGTTTATTTGCAATGTTTGCAAGTGTTTCACCTCTAACGAGTTTTGTACGAGCCTTTGTAAGGAAACCCTCTTGTTTATTTTCATATCTATCAAATAGATACTTAGTTATAACAAAACCCAATACAGAATCGCCTATAAACTCTAAAGTTTCGAACGAACCATCTAAATTTTCATTTTCTTTTAAAATAGATTTATGCGTGAATGCTTTTTGGTACAAATCTATATTAGATATCTTTGTACCAACAAGGTTCTCTATGTTTAACCTATCAATAATCATATGTTGTATTTATATTAATGTAAATGTATATTTTTTTAAGTAACTTAAGTTATTATTACGCACTTTCTACACGGGTATAATGAGGACTCAGATATTTTTGCAAGTTTAAAAATGTAATTTGAACATCGTCCGGTGGTTGAAGAAGATTCTTCAATTTATCATCGAGCATAAGAATACGACCATTCTCTGGATGTTTCAGGTTATTTTCGGTCACGTAATTGTTAATCGCTCGTGTCACAGTGCTTCTTGACACTAACTCACCCTCTGGGATTTCGAGAAAATTACGGAGTTTTTCAGAAATAGCTTGTTTACGGTTAAACCCGTTGTTCTTTGCCCGAGACGCCGCCTTTTCACCTGTCGGGTCATCTTGTTTAGCTTTGATTTTTCTAACAATTTTGGAGAGTGATTTAATATCAGAACGGAGTGCGGTGATTTCTTCGAGAACGGATTCAATGGACATTTTATATGTTATATAGAAGACGTATCTTTAAGTCATTTTCTAAATACTAAAATTGTACTCAAAATAACCAATATTATCATCGATAAAAATAATAGTTTAAATGTTCTTTCAAATGGAATTGGTATTGTATATTTACCAAAAGAGTATGGTTCACGTGCTTTAGATCCTTTACATTGACCAGGGCAACCACCGTGACAACACCCTGGTTTACAAGGTACTACATATCCATTCTTACGTATCCCACATATTTGTGCATTTTTTGGATTTTCTGAATTTACATCAGCATAACATCTACATTCGCCGAATATTTCGTCGCATTTATTTTCATCACTCTGACAATCCATATTATTATATACATAATATAATAATGGTAACTAAGAAACCATCTGTAAAGAATAAACCTTTGAAAAATGGAGATAATTTACCAACAAAGATTGTTAAAACGTTACCTAGAAATTACTATTATTTATTTAACGATTTTTCGAAAAAAATATTAGAGGATTGGGTAAAGAAAAAGGTATGTTTTGGTGATAAAACGCTTTATAAATACATTTCTGAATACTCGAGAGAAAACGTTAAAAAGTTCAGAGCTCGTGTACAAAAACTTTACCCAAACGAAACGTTTGAAGAAGCTGCAAAGGTACTCGTCACGGAATCGATACGTCCGTTATTACATGATATAATAGACGATTTAACGAAGTTTTTGAAACCAATGGGTGATTTAATCATTAGTGGCGGTGAAGCTGTAAATTTTCATTTAACTCAAAATGATAGAGTAATAACATCGGATATTGATACAAAATTTGTACCTAAAATGAAACCCGATGATAAGTATTTTGGTAAATTACAAGCTATTAAACTTTTACTTTGGAATAAATTGGGTGAGATAGCACAACGTGATAATTATAAAATTATAGATACAGTTCTTAAAGAAACAGGTCAATATTTTACTAATAAAGATATTAACAATTATAACTTGGATGATGCGGCATATAGAACAAATTGGGCTCATAAAGTTGCAAAGTATATCGGATTAACATACGCTACTAGTAAAGAATCTAAAGGATACCATGTTACACGGAGGTACTCGTTAATGCCTAAACGTAAAAACGTAAAAAATGCGTCTAATGTACTCATAGATGTTGAATTATTCACACTGGATATGAAGTTTCGATTGGTTAATACCAAAACTGGTAAACTTGAAGATAAAAATTTTGGAGGTATTCTTGACATTGCATTTATGCGTCCAAAACAACTTGGTTATAACGTCGCAAAAGCAAATTTTAGAGGTGGTACTAACATGTCATTTACAAATCAAAATAGGAACTTTTCTTATGTAAAAAAGTATAAATATCTTAGTATACCGACAAAGCATTATCTCGTAGAAGACATATATACTATGCAAAAGATGGGTCTCAGACCGGGTAAAAGCGAAAAGGATAGGAAACGCATGCTTGCATTGGGTAGATTGATGGTGAAAAAGAGGATTTTAAGTACAGATTCTATGGATACGATTGCGAAAAAGGTTGGTATCAAACTCGGTAAACCTGCTCACACATTCCGAAAGTATACAAAAGTAGGACCAAGTATAATGAAAAGGGCATCTGAAGTTAAACCAAAAAAGTACCATTTATCAACAACAACACCTTCTAAACCAAAATTAAGTAAAGATCTATTTTACGGTTTAAAAGCAAACCATAATGAAATGAAAACACCTCCTAATTATTTACGAACTCATTCTAACCAGATTTTTAATATGGAAAAAATGAAATGGAGACCTAACCCAAACCAAAACTATGTACGTAACGAAATGAATTTTAGACCAAATAAACCAAGACCTTTACCATCGAAAATAAATAATGTACGAATGGAGGAAACATTATACGGATTCAAACCAATTAGAGACCAATGGGTACCTAAACCAATTCTGGAGAGATCCGCAATGATACCATTTATTGGTTTAAAGAAATGAGACCAATGTAATATATAAATGATTTACGGTACACCAATCAAAGGTGAAGATGGTATGTACCATGTTAAGGCGCTCACACAAGAAAACAAAAAATGTTTTATTAAACTTTCGAATGTTAAAGT